CATCATTAAGAAGGATAATCTCTAGTTTTTGTACCTGTAAAGTTAGCTCATGGGTCGTACTTATATTCCAACCCAATAAGCCTACGAGTGCTGCAAACAACACTCCAACCAAGGCTTTACTGTCCATTTATCTTTCCCGCAGTGATTGTTCTATACTGTCGAGTTTTAGGAATATTGCTTTGATTGTTTCTTTCATCTCTTTCATCTCACGATCATATGAGACTTTAGATGATTCTAGTTGAGATTTAAGTACGGCTATTTCTGTCTCGTGTTTATTACATCGGGAAAACAGATGCCATACAACGACTATAACAGGAGCTACAAGCCATTGCATAATTAAGTCTACCATCTCGTACATGACTATAGAACCTCGAAATGCGGGGCATCTATGAATGGTCTACGACCAGCAGAACGACGAATGTCAATGTATTCATTCATCAGGTCTTCTGCAGTACCATCCCAGTCGTTTAATGCTTTGTGCCATGCAGCACCCCAGCGTAGTGTCACTCCTAGTTCTTTAGCAGCCTTAAGCATTGCATCAGCAATCTCGTCGTACAAGTTTAGTTCCCAACGGATGCCATCACAGTAGGCTGCAAGGTCTACAGCATTACCCTCAAGATGCTTAGATTTCATCGTCTGTGATGCACCTTTAGCTACTAGAGCTTCTTGTTCTTGAATGGTACGTAGACCACAGATCACGGAAAAGTCCTGTTCAGAGATTTCAATAGCTCTTTCAACAACAGCTACTAAACGTGGGTTTACACCCTCAAGTTTTTGTTTACTACGTTTTCCTAATTGGTATCCCATAATATCCTCTTATGATGGTTTAGTAGGCCAAGTTGGGTTGGCAGGGTCTGTTGTATTTGCTGGTAAGTCACGCAAGGCTTGACGGTAAGTGGCCCATGCTTGTGCATCCACAGGTGCATCTGCAACTTGCGTCCAATCTGATTGAGACAGTAGTTCATTCCTCTGCAATCTTAATGTTTGCATGTCTAATGCATCTTGTTCTGCATCAGTTGGGCCAGAGAATGTATCTGTGGCAGCATCGTAGTACCAATGCTCTTGATCTAGGTAATCATCTGACTGAACTTCGGCATAACCAGAAGCAGGTGTTCTTGGTTTGTTAGACCAACCAGAAATTGCGCCTGTTGTAATGTTATATGTTACATACATCTTGCGGCCCCTATTTGGTAAACTCGATCACAGAGAACGAATATCTGTCCGCCGACATTTCATCTTCATCGGGACTGCCGCCGCTAAAGTAGAAGCCCATTGTTGCCGTTCCAGAAACAGCACTCTCAATAGCTAATGCCGCTGTGAAAGTGGCCGTATAACCGTTGCTTTCAAGTGTAACATTACCAGCCGCTCCAACATTAGTGCAAGGTGAGGTTACAACTGTTGAACCATCATACAAGACGAAATAACATGTATTCATACCACTGGGGTCACTGCCAGCATTCTTTTCAATAGTAAGAGTAGCCGTTCCCATCAAAGTTGAACCTGCTACTATGCCCGAAAGGGACGCATAGTTGTTGTAACGATACATAGTCTGTGCGCCATAACCAAGTGCTGAACGAATAGCAGCAGTGGAGTTGGCTGTCGAGGTAGTATTAAATCGACTTGTATCACCACCAGTAACTACGTCTGCAAAAGTAAGCCCAGGAAGATAGTCTACACTAATAGTACCCGCTGTAATCTGAGAGGCATTAATATTACCTGCATAGACATAACTTGCGACAATACTATCAGCAGTGATAGCTACAGGAACCCAAGAAGAACCATTGTATCTGTAGTAACGGTCTTCTGTTGTCTTATACCATAGATCATTTGTGCTGGTAGAAGTAGGGGTACTAGAGCTATAGATAACAGTAGACTTAGAATTAAGTTCTGAAGTAACAACATAGTCAGACAGGTCTGGGGTATTATCTATTTCTGTATCGTAGTCTACAGTATTCTGTGTAGCAAGAGAACCTAAATCAGTAATCTTAGTAGAAGTTAAGTTAGGGATTTGACCTACAGATAGAGTATCACGTATAGCAGCAGAACCAAACTCAGCATAAGCAGTGTCACGATTAATGTACCAACCTTGAGTCCCAAGAATAGTGCCTTCACCATCTCCATTATAGTTATCTGAAGCAATATCATCAGGGAATTGGAAGGAACCTGTTGGTGTAGTGAAGGTAATAGTTACATTATCGTCTTTATCAAACTCTACTTTATAAGAAGACTTCCACTCTTTTGCACCAAAATCAAACCCATCGACAAAAGGTTGAGTAGTGGCCCAACCAGAAGTCAATCCACCAAAGGTAAGTGTACTCTCATTAAAGCTGGTAGCACTTGGAGGGTTACCTGAGTTAGGTGCAGTAGCTTGTAATGTCTGATAGTAGACTATACCAGTGTAAATTCGTGTGTCTTCTGCTTCTGGTATTACAACAGCAGCATCTGTAGATACAGCACCTGATGCCACTGCAGTACTCTCATTACCAGTAAAGTCTACAGCAGTTACCCAGTAGTAATATGTAGTATTTTGAGCTAACCCACCATCTACATACTTATCAGAGCCAGAGAAAGCTGCAGGACTTGCAGGTTGACTGTTAGAAGTGCTACGATAGATGTTGTAACCCTTAAGGTCATACAGAGCAGTAGTATCACTATCTGTGGTAGGGGCAGTCCAGTCTAAAGTTACGTTCTTTGGTCCACCTGTGGCAGACAACCCAGTGACAGGAGAAGGTGCTGTAGTATCCCCACCATGGGTATATGCAGTAGCAGAGACCCAAGAGCCTTTAACTTCTGATACAGTAACTGCACGTACTCTTACGTCATACTGCACACCAGTTTCTAATGGTCCAATGATAACTGATGTTTGACCTCTAGGAGCCTCAGTTCTTAGGTATGCAGTCTCATCTACATCCTTCCACTGTACTTCATAGTGATTTAGATATGGGTTAGATACAGCAGTCCAAGAGACCTCCGCTTGACCAACAAAAGTACCATCTCTTTGTATGTTACCCTTATCACTAACTGACACGTTAGTAACTAGGAGACCACCTTTAGGATCAGCTAGTTCTGTGTTGTCTAACTCTAGAGTTGCACCATCGGAAATATCATCAAAAACATTTTCAGAGGTTTCTCTTAGTGTAAGGTGTACCTGTAAATCGTATTCATTCTGAAGGCCAAAATTCCAAGAAATAACCTCAAACTCTTTACTACTCCAACCAAACCTAGAGTTAGTTAATTGAATAATATCTCCAACCTGACAACGGAAAGCCTTAAGACCAAAAGATGCCTGTACTGTAATCTGCTGTCTGTTACGTTCAAGAGTGATAAGAGCTAGACGACGAGCAATATCAAAATCATCAGTATAGGGTAAGTCTAAGTTAAGTACACTCTCTTGATTACCATCAATGGTCAAGAACCCTGCATCAGTTACAGGAGTATAATCTGTAGGTTGATAATTAGTATCTGGACCTCTGTAGACACCCTTAACAATATTAAAGTTATCACGACGAGAGTGACGTGTAGATACACTAATAGTAGACCTTAAGTCATCCTCATCTAACGACATAACAGGGTTAGTGTAGTAAGCAGGTTTCATACGCCACTTACCTTGTGAATACCACAACAAACCACCCATAGCACTAGACAGGTCTGTCAGAACATCGTAAGGAGTAGAACTAACTAGAAATGCCCCATTGAGGGTAAATCTGGGGTCTCCTGTTAATGTAGGGTAATTGTAGTAGTCACAGACATTAGCTGCAGTAGATACGAGAGTATCATCAATATTAGCACTATCTTCAGCTAGACCATAATCAGAGATCATATAGTCTCTCATACACAGAGCAGGGTTGTCAGACCACACTGTGGTTTCACTACGAGGGTCGTAGACCTTCTTACCTTTGATCACGGCAGAAATATCTGGGATACCCTGATCAAACACATTAGGGTCATACTTAAACCTGAAGTAGGCATAAGCTATTCCACGTAGTCTATGGTTTGTAGTCCACTCTGTAACTTCACTAACAAGATCACTATCAGCAGTTTGATCATCAGTACCTAAGTGAGTATTAATACGGACAGCATACTCTTCAAAGTTACCACTACCATCTTCAATCTGGAACTCTTCGTTAGTTACATCAGACCCACTAAGAGTAACAGCTACATCATTTAAATAGAAGGTGGTAAACTCTTCAATCTCATGTCCAGCGAAAGCTACAACACGGTGTAGGTACTCGTTGTCATCACCTGACAAAGTATCATAAACGACTACACCACCAACACGAGTTTGACCATAGATAACCTGATGGTCTACAGCAGCACCACGTTGAGTTACCTGATAACCTCTGTTAGCTGCATTAGCTCCCCCAAGAGAAGGTTTAGGTGTTAAAGCTCTAAGAGCAGCCCCCATAGCCGTACTGACTAGGAAGTGGGACATAAAAGACCCCAGAATGAATGTGCCACCTGTCATTGCAACAGTAGCAGTACTCATTAGTGCCATACCAGCAGAAACAGCCATTAGTCACCTATATACTTAGAATAGACACGTTCTATAAGATTAAACCCCAGATACTCCATCAGACTATCAAAGGGTTTATGTGCCTTAGTGTTTATATTTAGTACAGACACACCATCTTCCTTGAGACATTGTTCTGCAAACTTAATTAGCTTTATACCAGTACGACCCCTACGGTATATCTTATCTAGATACAGTATGTCGTTTACTGCAAAGATATGATCCTTGTAGTGTAAATTAGGACCGACTAGAACAACAAAGTATCCTATCATTCTGTCGTTTACCCTAGCAGTGAATATCTTTAGTTTCCCTGATAACTCTAGAGCCTCATACGCATCCCAATCAGGGTTTAAGGCTATCTTACCTTTATTAAGAGCTATCTCTTCCCAGTGGTCTTCCAATAGCTTCTGTGCATCGGGTCTAGCAGTAACAAGGAACTCTTGTTGGTAGTTAATTTTCTTCAACTACACGTCCCCATGTTAATTTCTGGTCTTGTAGGCTTTCCACAAAGTC